GCATGATTTAAGCGCAGACAGTGGCTATGCGGCCGCACCAGGCCGCTTTGGACAAGGGACACATGGCAAGGGATTCCATAGACTTGAATCTGGTGATTGAAGAGATGAGACGTTTGTCTGGCAAAGTCGACGCGGTCGGCGACCGGATGGACCGAAAGCTCGACACTCTGTCGCAGCGAATGGATTCTAAAATTGACACCGTACGAATTGGCTTAGATAAAAAGGTGGATGATCTGGAAAACAAGTCGCACAAGGTTGAAGTCGAGACCCGGCGGGATATTGGCAAACTCCAGGTTAAAGCCGGGATTTGGGGCGCGATTAGTGGCTTGTTAGCCACCGCAGCAGCTTATGCAGCACACGCATTAAAAGGGCAATAATGGTGTATAGCACGGCCATTCGAGAAGCAGCATTTGTTCGCTATTGCTACCTGAACAGCTACGAAGCAACCGCCGCCAAAATGCGCGAGGACTTCCCCGATAAATGCGCCAGCATTTCCCGGAAGACGATTCTCACCTGGGCAAAGGATGACAAGTGGCAAGAACGCAAGGCGCAGGTTGACCAGCAGGTTGCGGCGCAGACTGATCAGAAAATGGTCTCTGACCGGCAGCAGATGGTTGGCGATTTGCGCACGCTGCGGCGACGCGTACTCGAGCAGGCACAAGGCGCGAAAATCAAATCACTGGAAGGCGCAGTGAATGCTTATGGCTCGATTGCAAAGTGGATTGTGGCACTCACTGGCGAAGGTGAACGCGGGCGCAACATTGGCCCGGAAACGCTGATCATGGTGATTTTTGAAGTACTGGGCGGCGACCCGCAGATTGCCCGGCTGATCGAGCAGAAAGAAGAAGCCTTGCTCAATGAGATTTACCGGCGGATTGACGGCCAATGAGCGGCAAAAACACCCACATAATGCAGCAGACGGCGCAGGCCGTGCGCTCGGTTTCTGTGAAGCGCCGACGGCTCACAGGCCGCTGGGACTTTTCGAACTGGCTGGCGCGCAATGTCCGCACCAAGGCTGGACGCTGGTCTTTTGCCGGGCGCGAGCCGTTTCAGCAGATTGCGCAATCGCTGCATGAGCATGAGGAGAACTGGTTTCTCAAGGGCACGCAGATTGGCTTCTCGACGCTGATGATTGGTTGGAATCTTTACCTGCCGCATGAGCGCGGCCTTGACTGTGCCTATGGCCTGCCAACCAAGGTGACGATCAAGCCCTTCATGAAGCAGCGCTTTACAAAAGAACAGATTTCGCAAAACGGCCACCTGAAGGCCGCTTACCGGCTGCATGAGTCGGACTACTACTACGACTGCGGCGATCACTTCCTGCACTTTCTTGGCATGAACGTGCTCTCAGAAATGATGAGCCGTCCGCTGGAGCAGGTGAGCCTGGACGAGGTGACGATCATCAACGCCGACCAGATTGACTGGATCGAAGATCGGCTGGGTGCGGCGAGTTTTGGGCAAAAGAACTTTTTCTCAATGGAGATTTATCCGGGCGGCAATGTGGAGAAGGGCTTTCAGTCCGGCAAGCAGAACGTGTGGAATATCCAATGCCGGGGCTGTGGTGCTGATGACATTATCCTCGAAGAATTATTTCACGTCTCCAGCCTGCAGGGCGAGCTGTTCCCAAGCTGCATCAGACCTTTAAATACGGCGCGGACCGAGTGGCAGATCATCTGTCCACACTGCAGCAAGCCACTCGACCGCGCTGCTATGGGCCGCTGGGTGGCCAGATATCCAGACCGGGATGTGCAGAGCTACCGCTTGCCGCAGATCATTTTCGAAGGCATGAACCTGACGCGGTTCATGCGCCGGTGGCTGTCAAGTCATGGCAAAAAGAGCAAGCGCTCGAAGATTCATTGTTCGCTGCTAGCCATTCCGGATGCCGGTGATTTGCAGGGAATCTCAGAGCGCGATCTGGTGCACATGAAATATGATTATCCCCTGAAAAACTCAAACGTCTGGAGCGTTGGCGGCTGTGATGTGGGCAATATTTGCCATGTGGTTTTCCACGATTTGGTGAATGACGCCCGCCGTCTGGCATGGGTTGAGAAAATCAACTCAGACCACATGGTTGAGCAGATTTCTCGGCTTATTGAAAACATGAACTGTCAAAAATTTGTGATTGACGCCAAGCCTTTTGCGCCGCAGGTGCGGGAGCTGGCGGCTCGCTGGCCGGGCATTGTGGTGATGCACGACTATGCTGGTGAAGGCATGCTGGAGCAGAAAAAAGAACATGCTGGCGAAGCCTACGATGCCGTTCGTGAAGATCGGGATATTGCGCTCGATTATTATTGCGACTTGTTCAACCCGGAAGACATGCGGTTGATGTTTCCGAACGTCGCACCGGATGAGACCGGGCGCGTTGTTGATTTTGAAAAATCTGAATTTTCAAAGCAGCATTTGATCGGCTCCCAAAAGGTAGAGACGGAAGACAAGCGGCTTGGCAAGATGGTGCTGAAGTACCGGAAGAACTGCGAGAATCACTATTTCATGGCGGGCAACTATGCGCGCACCGCGCTTGACTTGCTGCGACGGGAGTCCGGCGAATATGTTGGGCTGATGCCTGCTTTTGGGAGCGTGGCCTAATGGATAAAGCACCGCATGAAATCAAGATTAAGCCGATCAAGCTCGCCTTGCGCGATGGCTCGATCTACGTGGATTTAAATAATGACCTGCAGCCGGTACACGTACCGGCGCGGGTGCGCACTTTTAGCGCCCGCCGCAAGGCTGAGTTTTGGCTAAAGCTGGCGAGCGCCGTGTTCAGCATTTACAAAAGCCGCCACAGCAAAGTGAAGATGATGGCGGCACTGGCAAAGACACTGTGGCTGTATTTGAGGACCCGATCTGAATGATCCGAGATTGGCTAAAAAACTGGTTCGGCCTGAACGCGCAGGACAATTCCCTGCTGTTGGCAGAAAAAGAGGTGCCGCCTTCAACTGGACGCTCATCGGTGGATGAGTTTGAGACTTTACTGGGCGGCATGGGCTCGGCGCTGGGATTTTATGGCGCGACGGGCGGGACGTTTGACCCCTTCCCTTTTCTCGACTTTCTGACAAAGATCGCACCGGTCAACCCCGATATATCGCACGCCATTGCCAACACGATCAATCTGGCCAACAACGGCCACAAGCTGGTTCTGGCTGGCAGTGACAGTGCGGTTGATGCAGCGCAAAAGCGCCTGAATGAAAAGGCATCGACGCTGTACCCACGCAGTGCGGGCATTGACGGGCTGATCAATCATTATCTGCGGCAGATCCTTATCTCTGGAGCGATTAGCTCTGAAGATGTGGTGGCGCCGGGGCTTACCGGTGTGCAAGAAGTGGTGGTGGTCCCAGCGGCGTCAATTCGGTTTAAGGTGCAGGATGGCGAGATCATTCCCTGCCAGAAGATGCGGGACGGTTCTCTGATTGAGCTGCACCCAACAACGTATCGTTACTACGCGATGGACACGCCGGAAGGCTCGCCCTATGCGATCCCGCCATTCGCGGCGGCGGTGGAGTCGATCCTGACCAGTCGGGATATGACGGAAAACATCAAGTTTGTTGTGCGCAAGCTGGGGTTGATTGGCTTGCTGGGTATGAACCTGACGAAACCGCCAAAGAAGCCAAACGAGACTGATGCTGAGTACGAGACGCGACTCAGGAAATATCAGAACGCTGTGGTCAAGGCCATGGAGGTCAACTACAACAAGTCGCTGATGGTGCATTTCGCAGATCAGAACTTTGAGCATCACAATGTCACCGGCGATGCGCGTGGGGCTTCAGATCTCTACAACTTGAACGATCGAAAGATCGCCAGCGGCATGCAGACTGATCCAGTGCTGCTGGGCATGCCCACGAACAGCACCGAAACTTTTGCCAACGTGACCTACATGTTTTTGACGCGCCGGGCCGACAACATCCGGCGCCTGGCAAAGCGACGCATGGAGCGGACCTACTCACTCGACTTGCGGCTTGCCGGGATCCCAGTCGATGACCTTGCTTTTGCTTTCAATGCAAATCCGGCCCGAGATCCGCTGGCTGAAGCGCAGGCCGAAGCAACGCGCTCGAGTTCGATTATTCGCCAAGTGCAAGTTGGCATGGTGGCCCCGGATGAAGCAGCGCAGGAGCTGGGCTACGAAGAATGGCATGATTCGAGCCTAATTCACAGCGATCAGCCCGGCGGCGTCGCTGGCGACGGGTTCCTGCAGCGACGGACGTTTAAGTACAACCGCGCTCTGGAACGCTATGAGTTCAAGCGTCCGCGTGTGGCTGTAGTCACGGCGCAGAAGACGCTGGCAAGCGAACAGGCAGTGCGTGAGACCATCAAGCGCTTTGAGCGGGACTACTACGACGCTATCGCCAGTTATCTCGGCGATGCAACTGACGAGGCAATGAACGTTTTGCGGGGCTTCCTGCGGCGGTCGCGTCCCAGTGATTTCCGGGATGCAGAGCACTTTGCAGAAGAAGCCTTTCTCTTGCTGTCGCGGGTTTATCAGGACGCTTTCCGGGGTGGCAATGCGCAGGATGTTCTGACCGCTCAGGTCAGATCGGTGTACGAGCACTACCGCCTTGAAGATGCAGCGGCTTTTAAGAAGGCGCCGGAGATCGTGTTTGAGATGGACCACATCGACCGGCGGACGCTGGGCTTTTCGCACGGCATTGACCGCTTCTATTTGTCAAAGTGGATTTTCAACGAGCCGACTGAGCGCTCAATCAAGAGTTATTTGGAAGATCAATTCATTGCAGGCGGCGATGGGATTTTTGGGCGAACGAGCATTGAAGCAATTGATGAATTTATCCGGCTGGCGCAAGACCGGGCGGAAGACCTGACCGAATATGAGGCGCAGCGGATTATTTCAACGAGTGTGCAGCGCCTGCGCAACTGGGGCAATATCGGGCAAATGTCCGAAGCGGGAATCACCGTGGCGCAAATCTACAATCCAAGTCCGGAAGCGGAGATCTGCAAATACATGACAAAGACTGTTAAGTACTTGCCGGTTGCTGAAGCCCGAGACGCGGTGGATGAGTTGTCACAGTTGACTCCACAGCAATTTGCCGACCGGCTTGGCCCGGTGACGCCGGGCATGGTTGAAGGCGCTGGCATTGAATCGGCGACACGGAGCGGCTATGGCTTCCCGCCATACCATCCAAATTGCAAAACGCGACTGCTGGCAACAGAGCGCGATAAACTGGGCGCAGCGGCAACAGCGAAAGATGACGCCATTCGCTATGCAACGCTACTCTCTGAGAGCGCCTGTAACGCCGTTTAAGGCGTCGTCTGGCGTGATAGTACCAGAAAACCGGCAACCAGCGTTCGCGAACGTTCGCGAACAGCAATTACGGGACATTGGAAAGGACTGAAACCGGCATGAATCGGAAAAAAATGCAAATCCCCGGCTTTATGCAGTTGACCGGCGAAAATAGCGCGACGTTTTCGATTGCTTCGCACTTGGATTTTAACACGGCGACAATTCGGCCAAATGCCGGACGGCAGACCTTGGAAGGTGGCACCGATTCCGGCGAGAGCACTTTTGCTGATTTTAAGTTCCGAGCCATCTCCGCGCGGTATCTCGGGAGTCGAGGCTATTTCCTTGAGTTCCCGGAAGAGACGCTGAAGAAGGCGTTGCCAGTTTTCCAGAACATGGACAATGATGGCGCACTGGCATCACCGGTGAAGGTTGTGCGAAACCATGAATTTAGTGCCGAGGCGGTGATCGGGTACATTCACGGCGCCGTTTGGGCGGAGTCATCTAAAGAGATCCCAAGCGCCGGGATTAACACACATTTGAAAATTGACCGGCAACTCGGTGCCGACTTGATCCGGCGGTTGCTTTCTGACCCACCGCTACTGGATTCGGTCAGCATTGCCTTTGATGGTCAATACGAGCAGAGCCACCCGGAGCTTGATCTGTGGTCATTCTATGACATGCTGGGGCATGAAGTGGATGGCAAACTGGTGCGGCTGATCGTGACAGAGATTTCCCGGATCAATCATCTCGGTATTGTATGGGCTGGCGCCGATGCGCATGCGAAACGCCTGAGCGCTGCAGCGCCATGGCCAGCACCTGCTCTGGTACAGGCCAACGGCACAGAAAACACTGACATAAATGATAAACAACCAAAGGACGACAGCATGAAAATTGAACTTTCTCAGGCTGATCTGCAAGAGCTGGCTAGCGTGCTGAGTCTCGAAGAGATTCAAACAGCCGGGGCCATTGTAGAAGCAGCAACGACCCTTGCCGAAGCGAACGAGCAGGTGCGGGAAGAGCTGAAGAAGGCGCAAGCCAAGGCCACAGAGTATGATGCGATTTTAACTCGGCGGCGCGATGAATTGACGGCTCTGGTCGAAAAGACCCGCCCTGAGAAAAACAACGCGGGCACACTGCGAATTCTGGCGCACTTGAGCTTTTCAGAATTGGCAGATCTTGAAACAGAGCTCAACGATGAGTTGGCAGCGCAATTCCCGGATGGTGGGCGCAGCTCGGAGCCGGATTCTACAGGCGGAGGCGAGCCCGCTAAAGCCACAGTGCCTGCAACGGCATTTCAAAGCTAAGCTTAATCGAAACTGACTTCTGAACTTTAATAACGGAGCCAAGACATGGCAGAGTATCAAACACATAAGTTTGCCGGGATCGGCGAGCGGCTGGTCACTTTCAAAAACGCCGGTGCTGTTGTGGCGGCTGATATCGGCAAGGCCGCTACGCTTGAGAGCGATAGCGATGTTGATGCCGGTGTTGCCGACGAAGTGTTGGCAGGCAAAATCCGACAGGTCAACGGTGATGACGTGTCCGTGCAGGTGAAGGGCTATGCGGAATTTGACTACACCGGCACAGCGCCCACTGCAGGCGCCTGGAATAAATTGGAATGCGCCGCAGCGGGCAAAGTCCAAATTGACGCAACGAACGGCCATGAATTCTTTGTGGTCAGCGTGGATGCAACCGCTGTGACCTGCGTGGTTGACCTGGGCTAAGCGCTCCGGGACGAGAAGAACAACACGAACTATCAACAACCGGAGAATGAAATGAATGTTCCCCAGGAATTAAAGCGCTTGCTGCAGTATGCCAAAAGAAATGGCGTCGATGTCAAAGCGCTGATGCAGGAAATTGACGCTGGCGGCAGCGTTGTCGATCCGTCCGAGTTTAAGAAACTGAGCCTTGACAAGGGCATCTACGACGAAGCGAAGAAGCAGGGCAAGGATGTTGCCGAGATCCTCGCCGAACAGGATCCCGACAGCAACTACGGCAATTGTCCGCTTGATGCTTTTGAGCGCCAGCTTGCTGTTCGTCAGTTGAGTATTTCCGGGCCGAACTCAATCAAGCTTGAGTCTTTCTACGACAAAGACAACAGCGTGTTGTTTCCGGGGTGGATCGACCGGGAAATCAAAGCTGGTATGATCCACGGCGCTGGCCTGCTGAACGATGACGACGTTGTCGCAGCAGACGAGCAGATCGATTCTGGCCGCTATGACGCTGCCTTTGCAGATATGACCGGCGATTTCAGCTATGCACCGATTGGTGAAGGCGCTGAGTTCCCGACCATCTCCATCAAGACGGCAGATAAGCCGGTTGATTTGCGCAAGATCGGCCGCGAATTGAAGATGACCTATGAATCCGGTCGCCGCATCAAGGCGAACGTGATGGGCGTTTTCCTGCGTCTCGTCGGCCAGCAGTTAGCCAAGGACAAGGCCGACCACGCGACGGACGTGCTGGTGAACGGCAATACCGGCAACAGCAATGGCGCCGCGAGCTTCGCGAAGACCACTTTGAGCTATGATAACATGGTCGAATTCTTTGCAGAAATTCCGCCCTACAATGCTGACGTGCTGATCGCGCCGAAGACTGGCTGGATGGCTTTACTGAAGCTGGCCGAGTTCAAAGATCCGGTCATTGCCAGCAAATGGTTGACCGGTGGTGAGCCGGTGACTCCGTTGGGCTGGACCTTAAAGCGGCACGATCCATCAACTGCGGGCTTGCTTTCCAGCAAGTTGCTTGCGGTTGACTCGAGTGCGGCATTGGTCCGAGTGACCGAGCGCGGCTCGCAGATCTCAGAAGCGCACAAGTTGATGAGCAGCCAGTGGGATAAGTTGAATTTCTCTATGGTCATCGGCTACGCCAAGATGATTGGCGACACCGCTCGCGTTTGGGACTACAGCTAGAAGTTTCCCACCAATAAGGGCGAGGCGACAGCCTGGCGGGGAGTTGAGCGGCCCCGTCGGGCGCCTTTTACTAACCTATTATATAAGGAGACTGATATGGCAAAATCGACTATTCGGGTGTGCCTGTCGAAAAAAGCGAGCAAAAATGCAGGATTAGTGGACCCGGTGACCGGGACCACAATCTCACGGGCAAAATATGATTTAGACGGCAAGGGCAAAAATGCCAAACGCCTGCAATTCCAGGCGGTAGAGCACACGTCTTTCGTTCGTCAACGGATCACTTCGGGTGACCTTGTCGCTTTTGAAGAGCAAGAACCTGTTGAAATCGAACCGAAAGATGGCTTGACAGACAACCCAGAAACTGCTGGAGAGAACAAGAAATAAATCATGGCAGCAGACGCAGCAACAGTTCGCCAGCTTGGCAACTTTCCAGATGCACTCATTGATTCACAAATCGACCTGCACTTAAAATCCGGCGAACGCCGAGTGCGGCGGTGGGTGGGTGATACGTTTTATGACACTTGGAAAGATGGCGCAGGCGCTGAAGGTGAAGCGCTGAAAACAGCCGTGGCGGCGATGGCCATTTATTATGGCGTCGACGCGTGGAACACGGTGGTTTCGCACAGCGAAGCCGACGGCGCGGCTGGCATCATGCAGGCGGGCCGGTATGGGGATGATTCATTTCAACACTTAACCGCTGCTGCTATCGAGAAGAAAAAGAACCACTATTTCCAAATGGCCGAAGAGGCTGTGGCAGGCTACACGCTGGATAGTTTTGGCGGTGGCTCACCCGGTCCGGCCCGCAGCTTTGCCCACGATGACGACGGCGAAGCCATTGACGACACGTATCCAGACTAACAGGAGGACAACATCATGAGCACACGCATCTTTAGCCTGTTTTTATTCATTCTGATCTTCCCAGCAGCCTTGCTGGCGCAAGATGCCATTGGCGACCTTGGCTTGCCCGAGGCGGTGACCGGCGCTATTACCTTTATCCTGCCGATGGTGGCAAAGTTCTTAAACGCGAAAATCGAATCTAAATTTGTGCGCTGGCTGGTTCCCTTTGCCTTGTCGGCACTGACGGCCATCGCGGCTGCTTTAATGCAGGGTGTTGGTTTTGGGGATATGGCAGTCTTGCTGGCAACCGTATTCACCGGGTCGCAGGCGGCATACCGCATGCTTTACAAACCAGTATGGGATCGACGTGGCTAAGTTTGGCTTTGATCTGAAGCTGAACGACTCCGACTTCCGGCGGCTTTCCAGCACCACGGCTGAGAAAGCCGAAGCCGGGATCAAGCAAACTGCCCTCCTGGTAGAAGCCGAAGCCGTTCGCAGGGCGCCGCATCGCACGGATAATCTCTTGAATTCGGCGACAACGTCCTGGAGCGGCGGAGGCTTTGACACGGTGGCGCAGGTGCGATTTACTGCACCCTATGCCCTGTACGTGCACGAAGGCACGGGAATTTTTGGACCGGAAGGTCGGCCCATAGAGCCAGTCAACGCCAAAGCGTTGGCGTTTTTCATCGGTTCGAATTTGGTCTTTGCCAAGAGTGTGAAGGGACAAAAGGGCCAGCCGTTTTTGAAAGAAGCCTTTGAAGAAGAAGGCCCGAAACTCATTAGCCGGATATTGAAATGACTGAGATCGTTACCTGCCTTGAAGAAATTTTCAAAGCCGAAACAGGCGCAGGCAAACTGCTGGACGGGGTGCAAGTTTATCCCGGACTGGAGGACAATCCAAGCCTTGCCAAAGAAGCATTGGTCATTGCCCGCCCGGTGGAGCGATTCACGGGGCAAAGCTGGCCGGTGATGCATGTCACAGCCAGCGTGCCGGTGTCGGTCTGGGTGCAGGTCTCAAAGAATGGTACAGCCACCCGGCGCACAAAAGAAGCCCGGGCCGCTGCACTGGCGCATGCAGTGCGCAAGATTATCGGCCAAAACCGGACGCTGGTTTCCACCACTTATGCGCAAGGCTTTGTAGAGCATGCGCAAAAGGTTCGCGTCAACCGGCTGGAGCCCATTCGCAACAGTTTTAAGGCATCGTTCTTCACTGGTGTGGGCATCGTTTTCGACATTGACTACGTGTATCGCGGCGACCAGGTCGCCCGCATATAAGCGAGAGCAATTATGAGCAAACAAGACAAAGAAAGCAAACCGGCAGAGCAGCCCACCACGATCCGTTGCAGATTGCGGCAAGACCCGATGGCATCATACGGCCAATCGGTCCGAACCGTAGGCAAACAGTCGTATGAGCTTGCGCAAACTGCCTGGACGGTTGTCCGGGCGGATGATGTGCCGGTGCTGCAGAAAATCGAACCCCTACTGCAAGTGGAGGCCTAAAAAATGGCAGCAACGACAACAGAGAGAATAGGCGGCGGCTCGCTGCTGCTGGATGCCTATGGCGGCGACTTCTCCAGCCCGACTGATCTGGGCGCCATCAATGAAGACGGCATCAAGATCGGCGACTTTGATGTGCAGGAATTCAAGCTGAAGTATGGCAACAAATTCGGCACTAAAACCAGCTTTGCCTGGATTGATGATTTCACGCTGGACGTGCGGCTGATGGATTTCAGCGTGGCCAATGTGGCGCGCATGCTTGGGCAAAACTCGACGGACGTGACGGACAACAGCGGCGCATCACCGAAAAACGAATCGATGCCGATTGGCGGGCGGATCAATGCGACGCACTACGCTATCAAATTGAAACTACCGCAGCCAGATGATCCGACACTGTTTGACATCTTCACTTTTACCAAGGTGAAAATGCTGCCAGTGCAGCCGGAAGACTTCAAAAATGAACCGCGCTTTGTCCCGCTGCAATTCAGGGTGTTTCTGGATAGCGGTGCCAGTGACCGGCACGGTACCTTTTTATCTGAATACGCCTAAACCCACAGGAGGGCATTTTGGGCGAATTGAAAAAATACACAATTGGCGAACGCGAGTTTGTCTGTGATGAGCTGACGGCGGCGCAGGATCAACACGCCGCCGGCCTGCTTGCCAAGTTTGGTGCCGATGGCATCTTTGCCCTCGTGACTGACCTGCTTGGCCTGGCCACGGAGATGCGTGGCAATGATGGTGATATGCAGCGGCTGCTGCAGAGCCTATCGTCGGTTGAGATCGATCTTGAACGGCATCTGTCAGCTCTTGCTGAGCATGGCCTGCTGGTGGAGCTGGTTTCTACGGTGATCCGGCCTGTTGATGGCCGGTGGACGCGCGAAGCGTTGCCGGATAACATGGAAGAAGTGCAACACCTAAAACGCCGTGAGTACGTGGAGATTATCCGCGATTTTTTCGGCAAAAACGCCGCATCGCTCATCGGTTGGTTGAGCTTTTCGGCGAAGCCCAAAGCGGACAAAACAAGCCGACGGGTGAAAAAGAAAAAGTAGAGCAGAAGATACCGGCGCACATGCGGCTGGTGTTTGAAGTGACTGGCGGGGATCTCGGGCTGTATGACAGCGCCATGCACACGCCACTGCTGATTCTACTGGACTGGCTGGCGCTGAAGCGTGAGCAGCAAACAAACGAGATTCGAATGCAGGCGGCCCTGCATGGTGCCAGACTAAAAGATGACCCTGCAACCAGTGCAGGTGTGCGTTCAGCCTTAAACATTCCCGGCATGCGCTTTGGGCAAGGCCGGGTGAAAGTTTCCCCTGAAGAGATGGCGCGACGCCGCGCCCTCTATAATAAGGAATAAAATGGCAGCCACTGTTGGCGAAATTATCGGGCTTTTGCGACTGCAGGGCGGCCCTGAGTTCCAGCGGGAATTCCGGCGCCGCACGAAAGCAGCAAGCCGTGAGCTGTTTAATCTGAAAAACGCAATCCAGACGGCAGGCGCCGGACTGGCTTTTCAGCGTTTGAACAGTGCTGCCAATGAGCTGGAGAAGTCTGTGCGCAAGCTGGCGGCAACCAGCAAGTTGACCGGGGCCAGCTTAAACCAGTTACAGGCCGATTCGACTAAGGTCAAAAAGGAATACGACCTGGGCACGAAGCAGGCGAATGAGCTGGTGATTGCCCTGACCAAACTCGGGCAAAAGTCTGGGGATGTGTCGAAAACATCCACTGCCATTGGGCGATTGCTTGATCTCGCCAGTGCTCAGGGCTTGAACGCCGAAGAAGCGCTGGTCGCGATCAACCAGGCGATTCTCGGTATTGATGAAGGGACTGATAAGCTTTTCCAGAAAAACCCGTCGGCGATTTACGCCGAGTATGCCAAGCAAATTGGCACTACAGCGGGCAAGCTGAATGACCAGCAAAAGGCGCAAGCCCTGCTGAATGCCGTGTTGGATGACGGCAAAAAGGTGCAGGGTGAATACTCGAAATTTTTACAGACTGCCGCAGGACGACAGGCGCGGCTGGCAACACGCACCGAAGAGCTGAGCGCAAAATTCGGAGTCTTGGTGCAGCAGCTTTCCGGGCCAGTGGTCGGCTTTCTGGAAAAGGTGGTGAACTTTTTTAATGCCGCAGATCCGAGCACGCGCAATTTCGCGGCGGCGGTCGGCATCGCTTCGGTGGCTTTGAAAATATTGGGTGGTGCGATTCGAGCACTCTTGCCCGCACTGGGACCGGTTGGCTGGGTGCTGACGGGCCTGACGTTGATCGCCACCGTCTTTGGTGTGCTGGAAGCCAATACCGAGCGCGAAACTGAAGCGCTGAAAAAGTTCCGGGCTGAGCTGAACGGGCTTTCTCTGGATCAGGCAAAAAAGAAGCTTTCGGAAGTCACGGACGAGCTGAACAAGCTGCGCTTTGCTGAATCAACAGCAGGCGCCAGCCGCGAGCGACAGCTCTTTGGCCGGGCGAACAACGCAGACCGGCACCTGCGGGCGATGCGGGCGGAAGCCGGGCGAGTCCGGCGGGCACGCATTGAAGAGCTTGAAAAACAAGAGAATGACCTGCGTCAGCATGTGGCAAAATTCAATGCCATAAGCAGCGAAGTAAAGATCGCCCCGGAGCAAAAAGAAGTGAAGGCGGCACAAGACCGGCTTGACAATCAGATGCGCTATCAGTTTGAGCATCACCAGATTTCTCTGGACGCCTACCGCGCTTATTTGCGGGATCGGCAGGGCGCCTTTGAGCGCTGGAGCGATGAGTGGCTTGGTATCCAGCAAGAGCTGGAAGACATTGAGAACGAGCACCAGATCAAGCGCATTGAGCGGCAAAAACGCGGAGATCGCATTCTGATTGATGAGCGTCTGAAGACTGCAAAAATCAACATGGAAATCCGCAAAGCGGAGATGAAAAAGGAAGCTGAGCTGGCCGCTGAGCAGCTTAACAATCTTGCCAAGAGAGCTCAGGCTGCGACAGATTCATTGCGCCAGAACGCGCGCGAAACTGCTCAAACGATCGGTGAAGTGAGCGACTCTTTGTCGGGCTCGTTGATTAATTCGCTTGGACAGGGCGCCGACACATTCCGCGATGTTCTCAAAGCTCTACTGAATGATGTGCTTGACTACCTGTCTGCGAAAATTATCGCAGCAGAAGTGAGCGCGCTCATTGATGGGATACTCAGTTTCAACCCAGCCGTTATCGCAAAAAATTTGGCCCTGCTTGGTGCGGCCTATGGTTCGTTTTCTGATCTGCGCGGCAAGATTAACAGCTTCGCTGATGGCGGGATTGTCTCAAGCCCGACGCTGGCAATTGTTGGTGACAGCAAGCGCGGGCCGGAAATCATTGCTCCGCAACAAGATTTTCTGGCGCATTCGCAAGCACTGATTGAGCAAGCACTGGCGGGACGTGGCCACCGAGGTGGCGGCACAACCATAAACATTGCAAACAATACTCCCTTGCATGACCGCAGACAGCAGCGGCAAATGCTGGAAAATGTACTCCAGCCGGAAATGAAGCGCCTTAACAAGCGCAGACGGCGGAGTCTGAACGAACCCACAAGCTAAACACCAGGAGAACAACATGGGCAAAATTGCAGAAGTGGCAGCGGTCGCATCGCTGGCGACTGTGGACGACGCGCTGAAAGAAATTGTGCAGCGCCGGGTCGAGATGGAAACCGGCAACCGGAAAAACCGGGACAAGCTGGCCGATGCTCGCCGCAAGGTGATGGAACTGGAAGCCGAAGAGCGGGCCTTTGCTGAGCCGCATGAGCTGCGGATTTCTGAACTGGAACGGCAGATTGAGACGTGGTGCAATGCCAACCGCGATCAGGTGCTTGATGGCGAATCACAGAGCCGCGACTTGATTTTTGGCCGGGTTGGCTGGCGCAAAACGCCGGGCAAGCTGGTGATTGATTGCGGTGAAGTGACGACGCTTGACTTGATCAAGGCGCAGCCGAAGAGAATCCGTGAGAAGTTTTTAGAAATCAAAACCACGGTGAAAAAGGCAGCTCTGAAGAAGCTTTCAGCTGCTGAAATGGCCACATACGGCGCCG